GTCCTGGACACTTCCAAACTGCATACCTATAAGTACAATGAAGACCTGTTCAAGAAGGTCTCCGTGGTCCCTGACGGAAAGAATCATGGTCTGATTTTTGTACTGGACTGGAGTGGTTCTATGAGCCGTGTCATGATGGACACTATTAAGCAACTCTACAATCTTGTTTGGTTCTGTAAGAAAGTTTCTATTCCTTTTGAGGTCTATGCCTTCACTAATGAGTGGAATCGTCCCAAGATTGATTATGAAACTCAAGAGGTAGTCAAACCAATGGATTTCTCCCTTGCTTATGAAGCGAAAGAGAATCTACTTTCGGTCAGTCACGAGTTTTCAATGATGAATATTCTTACCAGTCGTGTAAATGGTAAGCAATTGGAACATCAGATGATTAATATCTGGCGTGTTGCTAACTACTTCTCTGACCAATATATGGTTGGATATGGTATTCCTCCCCGCATGAGTTTGTCTGGTACTCCTCTGAATGAGGCATTTGTTACTCTTCATCAGATTCTTCCTAAGTTTCAACAGGAGAACAAACTGCAGAAAGTTCAGTGTATTGTCTTGACTGATGGTGAAGCAAATCATCTTGCCCGCCACGTTGAAGTTCAGCGTCGTTGGGAGGAAGAACCTCATATGGGTAGGCGGCAACTGCAGGGTGGTTGCACCTTCCTTCGTGATCGTAAGACTGGTAACACATATCAGGTTCCCTATGGTTGGCATGGTTTCTCTGATCTGATGCTTCAGAATCTTCGCGACAACTTCCCTACAGTCAATTTTGTTGGCATCCGTGTTCTTGAGAGTCGTGATGCAAACCACTTCATGAAACTCTATTATGATCAAAACTCTGATGCGTTCCGTAAGATACAGAGTGAGTGGAAGAAGCAGCGTAGTTGCACTATCAAAGCTTCTGGATATCATGCATACTTTGCGATATCTGCCACTTCTTTGTCCCAAGATGCAGACTTTGAAGTTGATGAAGGTGCAACAAAAGCAAAGATTAAGTCTGCTTTCATTAAGTCTCTTAAGACTAAGAAACTAAATAAGAAAGTTCTAGGCGAATTTATTTCTCTGGTAGCATGACAGAATACAAAGACAACTGGAGAGAAATTGCTAAAGCATCAGAAAAGGATCCCAAGGTGATGGATATTCTTGAGAATGGTCCCAGGTCTCTTACACAAGCATGGTTACTTCAGGCTATGCGATACAAGTATGGACGATCTGACAAGTGACACACGGGGGGTTTGAGACCCCCCTTTTTCATCTATAATAACTTCAGTTAAACAAAGCAAATGGGTCTGTCCAAAGAAAGCATCATTGAATGTCTCCGCGAGTCCTACGGCGAGTCCGTGACTTCTGCTGAGATCAAGGCATTCTGCATGATGAATGACTTCAACTACCAGACTATCACCAACAAACTGACTGACTACAAAGTTGGTCGTGGTAAGTGGAACCTGGAAGTAACGAAAGAGACTGTAGAAGAACTGGAAACAACTTATAATGGACCTGCAGCATTGCCTGCCGTAGAGCAAAACCTTATCCCCACGAAAGATGATACCTTCGTCCAGTTTGGTAACTTCACTGATATTAAAAAAATTGTTAAGTCCCGTGTCTTCTACCCTACGTTTATCACGGGTCTCTCGGGCAATGGCAAAACGTTTTCTGTCGAACAAGCGTGTGCCCAACTTGGACGAGAACTCATCCGAGTCAACATCACGGTAGAGACTGATGAAGATGATCTTATTGGCGGTTTCCGTCTTGTTGGTGGAGAAACCGTTTGGCACAACGGACCCGTTATTGAAGCCCTGCAGCGGGGTGCTGTGCTGCTCCTTGACGAGATCGACCTCGCCTCAAACAAAATCCTCTGTCTTCAGTCTATTCTCGAAGGAAAAGGAGTTTTCCTCAAGAAGATTGGCAAATGGGTTGCGCCCACAGAAGGTTTCCAAGTATTCGCCACTGCCAACACTAAAGGCAAAGGTAGCGACGACGGACGATTTATTGGAACTAACGTGCTCAACGAAGCATTCCTTGAACGATTCCCTGTGACCTTTGAGCAGGAGTATCCTTCTGCTGCTATTGAACAGAGGATCCTTGGTAAGATCTGTAAGGATGAAGAGTTCTGTAAACGTCTCTCTGACTGGGCAGACATCATCCGTAAGACCTTCTATGATGGTGGCATCGAAGAGATCATCTCCACTCGTCGTCTGGTCCACATCGTCAAGGCATACAGCATCTTCAACGACAAGGCAAAGGCAATTCAAGTCTGTGTCAATCGTTTCGATGATGAAACCAAGCAGGCATTCTTGGAACTGTATGATAAAGTCGATGCTGACTTTGTAATGCCTGATCTTGACGAAGAAGCGATGAAGAACTACAATCCCGTTGACCCTAAAGAAGTTATCTGATATAATATGGGAAACTCTTGGTCCTTTCTATACGATGAATTAAACATGTCTAATCAAGACTATTGGGAAGAAGATGGATTTAGTATCGTAGGTAATCCTGGTACTGCATCCCCGGATATTATCAACTTCACTGATTTTAGTGATGTAACTATTGCTGGTGGAGAAGGCACCGATACTATTTCATGCTACGGTGCAAATGATTTTCTTGCTGGTGCTGCCATGGATACAATCTTTGGTGCTGCTGGATCTGACACTATCTCTTTCGATTTAAATATGCCTGAAACTAAAAACAACAAATACAAATACAGCGAGGATACGATTCTCAAAGAACTACAAGACTATATTTCTGGCACATACAACCAGCATTATTCTGCTGGTGATGATAAGATTCAAACTCTGGATCTTATCGAAGCATGTGGTGATGGTGAAGCATTTTGCCGATCTAATATCCTTAAGTATGCCTCTGTTTAAGGAGGGTAATAAACTTCGCACTATTAGTGTGATGAAGAATATCCTTGCAGAAGCAACTGTATCTGAAGACTTCTCCAAAGATTTTGGTATCTATGATCTCAACCAGTTCCTTAATGGTTTGAGTTTGCACTCTAGTCCTGAACTTGACTTTGCTAATGACGGATACGTTGTCATCCGTGAAGGTCGGTCTCGCTCAAAGTATTTCTTTGCAGATCCTAATGTGATCGTCACTCCTCCTGACAAAGCGATTACTCTTCCTAGTGAGGACGTTTGCTTTGAACTGAGTACGGATCAACTGGACAAACTTCTCAAGGCAGCAGCAGTCTATCAACTGCCCGATATCTCTGCAGTTGGTGAAGCAGGTGTTATCAAACTGGTTGTCCGTGATAAAAAGAACGACACCTCTAACAATCATGAGATTGTTGTGGGTGAGACAGACTCTGAGTTTGTCTTCAACTTCAAGGTAGAGAACATCAAGGTTCTGCCTGGAACTTATGAGGTGGTGGTGTCTCAGAAACTTCTTTCTCGATTCACTTCTAAGAACCATGACCTCACTTACTACATCGCACTTGAACCAGACTCCACCTTCGGGTAAGAGAGACTATCAAGGT